AAAAAAAAAAAAAAAAAAAAAAAAAAAAAAAAAAAAATAAAATATTATTTATTTGTGATGTTTTATTTAAAGCAAGATATAGTCTTCAACATTTAGACATTTTATCGTCTAAGGAAAATATAGACGGAGTTTTGTATTATATAGATGAAGGTGTAAACTTCACTGGATATATATTTATAAGATGGACCCGCCATATTGGTATTGTCTATATCGATTTGTTATGTGTGCTATTTTTGGTACGCATACATGTAGCTTCCGCATGTATGGAAGGCCAAATTTGTCGGCACTTTCATGTTGGGAGTAGCATTGCACATTGTGCAATGTGAGATCTTATAGTAAGCATTTGTTAGAAATAACCCCTAATGTCCTGGGATGCTTATTATCTGGTCTAGGTACATATGCAAATTAAGGCTTCGCAAAGTATTTATATATTTTGCACCCTGAAATGCAATGCGCATCGGGCATTATGTTGTACTGAACCGTAATCATATTTTATGAAAATGGCTTCAAATTCTTTACAAAACGATTCTAAAAGCGTATGTGATAAAGATTTACAAGAATTTAAGATCAATTATAATCGCTATAATAATATTATAGAGTTTCCAATATCTTACTCTAATGGTCAACGTTGTAAGGTATGTTTAATGAAAGAGTGTGTATGTAAGTTTGATGTACGTGGTCTTTATGAACATTGTCTTGATTTTATCAATCGAAATGATCGAATAACTTTAGAACATCAAATTCGTAATATGCAACCTTTCGTTGATCCAAATTTATATGAGGTTTTAAAGGAATTCTCTCCAAAAGTACCATTTCGTCCTCGAGACTTTTGTACCACTGTTATTTATAAAAGTTTACAAGGTACTTTGAAAGAACAAACATCTCGTTGTCGTTTATGCTCTCAATGCATATGCGAATGTCATATCGCAATTCCTATATTAAAGGAATTTTGTGAAGATCATATACAGCGATATGGTATAAGTTCATTAAGAGAGGAAATACAAGCAATGCGACCTTTTACTGATCATACTGCATATTTATTTTTATTGCAATTTACATCAGAAGTTCCATATGTGCATGATACTAATAAAAGTATGCATTCTACATGGGTTAATCTGGATTTATTGTGTAAACAAATATCTGAGAAGAGAAAAGGTGAGAAACATCGAGTTATAAAAGATCTTATTCCATTTATAGAAAAAACTTGGACTAAGACATTACGTTATAATTCTAATAAAAGAGCTCTGCAATTTGTTCGTATTTGCCGTGATTTAAATTTAAATTTACGGGTCAAATTTGATCGAGATGAAAAATATTATAGAGCTCAAATGTTTGCGTTTAATACCTTTATGAGAATACCGCAGACATTGAATAACTTGCAAGATGCGAGTGATTCTATGTTTGCAGGCATTCAACATCTTGGTGTTTCAGTTGATGGATTTTCAAATAATTTTGATCAGTTTAATGTTTTAATGCATAAAATTCTTGATCGATTTTCAACGACATTGGAAATAACCGATTCATTGATAGCTTTGGCTAAATTGTTAGCTATTGTCTTTTTGATGTATGAAGCACCTAAAAATGCAAGTGTGCTTTATTATGCTAGTGTTCTAGCTCTTGCTATACCAACTACTGTAGTTGGTATGTTGTCAGAAAATTTTATGGCAACGTTGATGCGAGCGGTCCAGACGGTAAGAGATTATTTTACACCAGTTAATCGTGCACAAGTTGATACAGATGGTTCTGTAGTACGAGCATTTTTTGATCTAACGAAATGGGTTTTCTTTGGACTTTTTCGTCCAATTGATATTGAAAGTTATCGTCAGTTAACAATAAGTAGTGGTAAAGTCAAAATAATTGGAGATTATTTAAAGAATACTAGCACAATCTTTGAATATACATTGAGTTTGTGTAAGTGGTGTTCGGAATTTATAACAAGCGGTATTATTAAATATTATGGTTATTTACCTTCTTTTTTTAAAGAAGATATTATTTCAAAAGTAATACAAGAATATCAAACGTTACTTAATGATCATGTTTTTGAAAAATGTCATATGGATATAGAGTCTGCGAAGAAAGTGTTAGATTTTAATGCACGTATGGTAAAACTCGAAGGTGATTGTTATAGTAGTATTAACGATCAAACATTGCCTTCTTTTAAAACGAAGGTTTTACCCTATATTCGTTTTATTAATATGACAGTTCAGAAAATAATTAGTGATATACCTCCGCACATTCGTGATGGTTTTGAAGGTTTTCGTAAAAAACCTTATTGGGTATATTTACATGGAGAAAGTAACATTGGAAAATCAGGAGCAATACAACCTTTAATAGCTAGTGCTCTTGCTGCTAAGTTAAAATTAGTAGATAAGTTTGATGATCCCCATAATTACTCTTTTTTTAGAGTGTGCGGACGCGAATTTTTCGGAAATTATAGAAAACAACCTATCATTCAATATAATGATCTGTTTCAGGATTATGCGAATGCTAAAGCTATCAATGAAGCAATAATCGAATTAACAAATATAGTTGATGAAGCTCCATATGAGTTGAATATGCCAGATGTTGAGTCAAAAGGCAAGATATTTTGTACAAGCCCTATAGTGTTGAGTAATGCTCAATCTGATTTTATCAGCGAAGGTTTTATCGCTGATCGGTGTTGGAGTGGAGGAATCCATCTTTATAGAAGGCGTAATATTGTAGTAGAGCCTATGGTTTATCGTAGATATAAACACAGTAATAATTCTACTCCCGGCATTGATTGGAACAAAGTACAATTGTCTTTGCAAAATGGAGTTGCTTCGTGCAAATATCTTGATACTATACCTCATGATTTATATAACATGCGATTTACTGATCCTGTAAGTGGAATTGTAATTCGTCAATGTAATCTAGAAGCTGCTATTGATTTTATTTTGCAAGATGCTGAAGACTATTTTAAGAGTCAAAATAATTTTCATGATAATCTTATTAGAAATATGAAATCTGCCTTTGGGGGATTTGCCCAAATGGATAACTTCTCTGATGCGCAAACACCTGAAGAATTTCAACCAGTTTGTGGATGTATTGATACATGCCGTTTGATTTTTATGCAAAGTCCTTTATATATGAATGACCAATTGTTTAGAGATACATTAGACTTAAATCTAAGAAGAGCTCATAATACTACAGGACTTTGTGGATTACACTGCACATTAGAGCGCGGTGAAACATTTGATGAAGATAAAATGGCTATATTATGTGCTCATTTTTTATTGGGAACTACATATAACTTGTATACCATGCTTAATAAGCCTTCTTTTTTCCAACGAATCAAGTATGTCTCAACAAGTATGATGCAAGATGTTATTACTGTTTGTAAGAGTGCTGTAAGTTCTATTTTTAATTGGAAAGTTTTAACTGGTATTGCTGGAGCATTTGCTCTGTGTGTAACTTTGATAAAAATTTTTCCAACTAATGTCACTGGTTTTATGCAAACTGATGAGGGTTCACGTAGTGCTCGTAAAGCGAAGATTGTGCGTCGACAAATTAGAGCTACTGCTCATGAAAGTACTGTTGCTACTATGCAATATGACAATTCTAATAGAGTTGTTGAGGAAGTATTGGTTAACAATTTTTGTACTTTTACTTTAAAGAAGAAAATTGGAGGTGAGTACATCAAGGTTGAAAATTATATGCATGCCCTTTGTTTGGGTGGTTCCGTTTTTGTTTTACCGAAACACTATTGGCATATAGTATATGAAATAAAACGTATTTATCGAGAAAATAATATTGATACTGCCTTATTTCTTATATGGCATCAAGGGGCTGAATTATTGATCCCTTGGGATAATATTGATGTATTTACACCAGATCAAGATTATTTAGTTGATGTCCTGTTTGTGCGTATACGAAGACTTGCTCCACGTAGATCTATAATACATTTTTTTGTTAATTCTACTGATCCTATTGAAGATCATGAAGCATATCTATATGGTCTGCGATCTCGAACAATAGGGAATAGCGAACCTACAGTTATAAGTGTTGATGGAACAAAATGTGTTTCTGTTGATTATATTGACACAGGTCATCAAGTAGAAGAATATGGTAAGACTACAGAGATGTTTGTAAAAACACCTGTTGCTTATGAATATTTCAATTGTAAAACTGTGGGAGGTGACTGTGGTTCTGTTTTAGTTTTTGTTAATCCAAAACTTAACAGTCGAGTTCTTGCTGGTATACACGTTGGAGGTAATCCTCAGCATAATACTGGTTTTGCAGCTCCTATATTTCGTGAAGATCTTGATGAGGTATATCAATATTTTAATACAGTACATCATGAAATTACAATAACAAGTGAGTGTCAATATAATGAATGTCAAATGGACAATAATTCTACTATGCTTGAGTCATTGAGTAGTATTGGTGTTAATATTGTGGGTAGGACTACAAAGTATAAGAACAAACGTATTAAGTGTGTTATACCACGAAAGAGTAAGATATCTCGTTCATTGTGTTTTGATTTGCTCTTTCAATTGTTTGGTCCTAATACACATATGCCTGCTTTGCTTCGGCCTACTGTTTTGGGTGATCAGATTGTATCTCCGTTTATTTTAGCGTATGGAAAAATGAAAAATTTTTCCCCATTAATAAATGAAAAAGTACTCGTTCGTGTTCGTCAGCATGTGGCTAACACAATAAGATCATGGCATTCTATTTTTACATCAGAGAATTATAATATTGAGGTGTTGGATGATGGTCGTGCAATTAATGGAATACCAGGTATGAAAATGATAGATTTATCAACTTCACCTGGCTTTCCATATGTCTTTGAACATAATGGGCTTGGAAAAAGACCATGGTTTGATTATTTTGAAACTGTTATAGGTCCTCAAGTTGTTATGAATGAAGATTTGAAGAAAATAGTGTATGAAAGAGAGGCTTTAGCAAAGCAAGGAATTATATATGAAACATATTATATTGATACTCTTAAGGATGAAACTCGTCCTATTGTTAAAGTTAAAGAAGGGAAAACACGCCTATTTCAAATAGGTCCCATGGATTTAACTATATTAATGAGAAAATATTTTGGATGTTTTATAGCTCACTTACACACAACTTTTCGTGACGGTGAATGTGGAGTTGGTATTAATTGCTTAAGTTCAGATTGGGACCATTTAGTACGTCGAATGACTGTGTTTGAATCACACATTTGTGGTGATCACAAAGATTTTGATTATAATACTGGATTTCAGCTTGCTATGGAATTTGCTGAACAAGCTAATTTATTTTACGCTGATAATGCTGTAAATTGTCTTGTCAGAAGAGTTTTAGTTGCTACATGCGTTGGTATGTATCATATTGTTGATACTAACGTTATTTTTTGTGAGCAAGGTAATAATTCAGGAAATTTAGCAACTACTGATATTAACGATAATACTAACATGTATATCAATCGGATAGCTTATTATGAAGCTTATGATACCATGCGTGATTATGATAGATGTATTAGATCGACGTATTATGGAGATGATTCATGGTTGAGTATACACCCTGAAATAATTGATCGATTCAATGGTGAAATATTAGAGGAAAAATTTCAGAGATTGGGTTTTAAGTACACCGCAGCTGATAAAGGTAAGATTAAAAAGAAAATCAATTTATCTGAGGTAACTTATTTGAAAAGACATGTTTTGTTTCGTGAAGATTTAAATCTTTATGTTGGGGTATTGCCCAAAGAAATTATACAAGAAATTCCTCGTTGGAGTGAAAGTGATCCACATAATATGGCTGATCAGTTGAACCGATTCAATAGTGCATTGATAGAAGCCTCACAATATGGAGAAGACTATTACAATTTTCTATTGCAAGGTTTTACTAAATGTATTTATGCTTTGCAAGTTAGTAATAATGTAATAAATGCTAACAACTTGCTTGAATATAATTATATAATGCATAAGTGTTATCCAGACTATTTTTGTTATTTAAAAGAATTCACAGGAGGAACCTCTTCGTTGCTCAGTATGCGCTTTTCCGACAGTGTATACTATTCCGAAGAGCGGACTGTGGAGTAAAGCTCTTATTCTTCGGAACCTATTCAGCTTATTGTTCTAAACCTGAATTTGTAATCAGAACAAACAATATTGAAGAAGAAGATATTTGCAGCAAAATTGCTGATACTTGTTTGGATGTTGTGTCTGTTTGTGTTGGACGTTCATATCGTCGCTTTGTTAGTGTTTTACGTAACCCTACCTTTCAACAATTTGTTCGTCGTGTACATCACGATGTGGTAATTGATCGAGAACCAGTTTTAGGTGAAGTTCAAATGGAGAATATTATAGTTCAGAAGACTACAACTTTTCATGATGAAGGTGATGTGCATAGAGAGAATATTGTTGAACATATACCGACAACTATTCTTAATCCTGCTCCTGATGTTGATTTGATGAATTTTTTAGCTCGTCCTATTGTGGTTTACACTTCAACTTGGTCTAGTGCGCTTGCTATCGGAGATACAATTACTGATAGCTTAATCTTTCCTAATATATTATTATCGCGTGGTCTAAACAGTGTTAAATTGTCAAAAATTTATATGTACAGACCTGATATTGAGATAAGCGTACGCATAAACTGTACTCCAATGCATTTTGGACGAATTATGTTAGCAGTTTATCCTATACCAGAGATACTACCAGCCACTTATCGTAATTGGCGCAATGCTAGTGGAGCTGAGTGGTATCAAATATCTGCTAATAAGGAACAGACTGTCGTATTTGTTGTTCCATATCGTAATACTCTTGACTGGCTTGATTTGACTGGACCATCTAGTGAAATGATTAAAAGCCTTTTTCAAGTTAGACCATATGTTGCTGTGCCTTTGTCAATGACTGATTTGACAGCTGACACTGCAACTTCTGTGTCTGTGCAATTTTATGCTAGATTTATCACACCTCGTTTGTGTGGTTATACTTCTGCTAATGTTGCGCAAGCTGATAATTTTGAAGCTTCAAGTCAAGAAGAAATTAATCAGACAGCTTCACGTCAAACTACAACTAGTGGTATGATTAGTCGTCCACTTAAAATTCTGGGCGATTTTATTACAATTTTTCGTAGAGTTCCAGTTATTGGTGCTTTTATTGCACCTATTGGTCAAGGTTTTCGTTTTAGTGCGGATATTCTTAAAACCTTTGGTTTTTCAACTCCAGTTAATAATGCAATAACTCAACCAATAACTTTTAAGACCACACATTATAATGCATGTGATGACACTCCAAATAGTGTTAAATTAGGTTCAGCTCAAGATATGAGTTTGAGTAAGGATTTTGAGATGGTTTATGATTCACCTGATTGTATGAATGTTTTGAAAATGTGCCAAAGACCCTTTCTTGTTTATACTGGAAAAATATCGTCTTCTACTACTGTGGGTCAAAATTTATATATTATGTATCTTGCTCCTCAAAATATGGTCAATCTATCGTATGCGAATCCTACTATCGATGATGCTGCATTCTACCCAAGCACAATGGCTTATTTAGCTACACGCTTGGGCATGTGGAGAGGTGGATTTAGAGTTTGTATTAGCTTTATAGCATCAGCTTTTCATTCAATGCGAATTCGTGCTGTATGGGAACCTTCTAATGTTGTAGTTGCTGGAGGAGCTGTTTATGACACTCAAGATATGTTTAATATTGTGATGGATATAAATGATCATCATGATTATACTTTCACAATTCCATACATGAAAGACACACACTGGTGTTATACTCAGGTAGCTGATACTACTGCTGATCATGAAATTACAAATGGAACTCTTTGTCTCCAAGCTATGACTACTTTGACTAGTGCAAGTGCTGTAGTTAATCCTATTTATTATCAAGTTTTTGTTAGTGCTGCCGCAGATTTTCAATTTGCTGTACCTACTAATGAACAATTGCAATACCGTGGTTTCGCGCAGATGGATAATATAGCGCCAAGCACATCTCATATTGAATGTATGCGCAGTGTATATCCACCTATTGGTGGTATTCCTGAAGGTGTTGTGACATTTAATCGTAATACCAGTTATGTTATTAATAGCATTCGACAGCTAATAACACCTTTGACAATGGCTTATGCTTTACCAAATTCTGATACCACTTATCCTACATTTATGCAAAACGGAGCTGGAGTTACAATGAAAATTAGTCCTTATGCCATTTATAAATTTGTTCAACAAACATCTAATAATTATGGATCAATGGCGTATGTTGGGAATCACTTCCTAGCTATGAGACTTCTCTTTGCATTTCACAGAGGAGCCACTAGAGTTAGTGTAATATCTGATATTGTGGATGATTCATCTCGTTGTGTAGGTTCGTTTGAAACGGGTCATCGAGGAAGTAGTGTTAAGACAGCTGTTGGTTTAAATGGTATTAAATTACAGGCCACTATACAATATCCGGGTACGGTTGACAATATTCCACCTATTGTTGCTTTTGATGCATCTGGTCAAGTTACAAGTTCTAGCGTATTTGATTATACGACTGCAACACCATATAATTTTGCAACTGGGCACAGTTTTGCAAGTGTTATGAATAAGAATCAACTTGATGTAACACTTCCTTATTTTAGTGTTTATAATTGTCGTCATCTATCTTTCAACGGTGTTGTTTCGATGAATGATGGTGAAACAGTTGAAATTAATGGTCCTGCATACAGAGTTAGTGAATATTATGAAGTTGCGGAGAATGCTTCTGGTACTGCACAGGAATATCCTATTACAACATACATGTCCTTAACGAGAGGTGGTGGAGCAGATGGATATCGTAACTGGAATATGATGACTCCAGTTAAATATAGAATATATATTGCTGCTGGAGATGATTATATTATGGGTGTACAATTGCCTGTTCCAAAATGCGCTCGTACAACACCAGTTGTGACTCGTGTGGCGAGAGGTGTTAAATTTGATCATGAAGATATTGAGGCTACTAAAGAAATTATTCAAGATAGAGCTAAGAGAGCAATTTTCGCTCCATCAATTCAAGAGATACTAGATGATTTAACTGAGCAAGAAAATGAAATCCCTTAGAACCCTGTTCGTAATGTGTTGTATTTATTTATAAAATTTTAAAAATACACATAAAAATTATAAAATTTAAAAATTTTAGCCTGCTATTGGGCTTAATCAAGACCTTGTTTTATCTGTGTTTAGTAATACTTGCGATGATATTTACCTGCCACCGCAAGCGCTTTATCCCTTTAGAGGGGGCGTTATAAGCAGC